CTGCTATCGGTGTTGTAAACGCACCCCTCCGCAAACACTTTCCGCGCACGAACTTTATATCGTCCATGTATCCGTACCAATTATAGAATGTCGCGCCGGTTGTTTGCAGTCCGATGTTAAGGGCCCCGGCTCCGGTTTGGGCCGTAAGCCATTGCCCCTGATAATTTAAGGTGCTTGTTACGTCTACGCCATCCACATAAAACCGCATAGAGCCGCCGTACCTGTTCACAGACAGGTGATACCATGTATCGTCTGCCATTGCGGTTACGGCGGCACTCGCCCCTACGGCAGTGTTGTCGTCTAACATTTCAAATGTCCAGGTGGTGGCTGTACCCCCGACCTTGAGAACGAGCGACCACCCGGAATCGTCGGCGGCGTTCTGCCACTTCATAATAGTATAGGTACGGTTGATCGTGATTTCTTCGTGCCTTAACCACAACTCAATCGTGAAGTCTTCCGCGCCGAGGTGCCAGCGGGGCCCGCTCGGTGTGGAAAGGTAGTCCAAAACACCGCCCGGAAACTCGGCGCACCCGGTCCCGAACTTCATGTTTACGGCCTCTATCGTAGCGTTCCCCTCCAGCGATAGCGGGGCGTTTGTGGTTGCGTCAGAATCGAAGAACTCTGCGGCCGCAGCATTGGTTCGTATCGAATCGAAGTGCCACACCGCATGAACCGGCTCTTCTATGGGCCACCGTACCTCGTGGATCTGGTGCAGGTATCCGTGGTCTGCCAATACGATATGATCCTTGGTTCCGATGCTGGAGTCCCAACTGCCGCCCAGTTCCTTTAGTTTCATGTCCTCGGTAAGCCATATATTGTCGTCGTCTGCGGCAAACACCACCGCGTCCACTTCGCCCTCGCAGACCGCATAAAGGGCGAACAACTCGTCTGCACTGGTGGTGCTTCGGATATAGTGGTTTATCAGTTGTAGTCCAACTCGGCACTTACCGCCCAGGAGTGGCACGGGAAGACCGGGGCCGGCAGAGTTCATCTGCCCAGACCAGCCGTAGGTAACGGTGCCGCCCCTGTCGCTTAGCCCTGATATTTGCGGGATTTGCACATCAGGTCTGGGAATCATGTTCGGGATAACAAAGGGTTTCTTCGGTGCCCGATTCATAATCCAATTCATTGTATTAGAAATTGCAGAAGCTACTACCGAAACTGCCACTGCGGCGACTACAGACATTATTCAAACTCCTCGCCTGGAATACCGGGAAAGCCCCCGAAGTTCGATTCGTTGCTTTTCGCTACACACGCAACTAACGTACGGTCGCATGTGGTGTCGGCTCCGCCGTATTGACAGGTATCGGCATCCGGGAACTGAAACTCGCACCGGCTGTTGTTGTAGGACCGGCTCGGAAACGCCTGAAACAATGCCTCGGCCGTCACCAGGGTTAGTTCTGCCATTGCGTCCGATGGTGTATGTTCCGATATGATATAGGACTCCGTTACGACTGCGGCTTCTGCAAGCCCACCGCCGTAGACGTGCCGAATCGTTACCGCCTCACCTCGTAGTCCCTGGCACTTGTGAAGATATAGCGTGAACGCATCTGTAAAGTCGGTGCGGCCGATTCTAAGGGAGCAGCCCTGGTCTACGCCCTCTCCAGACTGCTTGGTAACGTCAAGTTGCATCGCTCGCTTTGTCCATGTCTCTCCGTCCCAGGTGACGTTATCCAAATCCCCAGCGTAGCGGTAGGTTACGTTGCTGGCAGATATGGTGCCGTTTACCACGGCCACGCCGGGAGTAGCCCCGTTATCGCGGATGGTTTCGTCGTCCTGAAAGGTTCCATGGATGTTGTATAGGGTTAGGGTGCCCGTTGCGCCACCATCAGCGTCACCTATAATCCGGGCCGTTGCTCCACTGTCGTCGCCCGTGATCGTAGTGCCCAAATTGAAGTTTACGGTCTGCCCGTCATAAGGAAGAGTCTTTATGCCCGTAATGTCGATCTGTACCAAGAGCATCCACGGGTCGGTGCCGGAGATGGCGTTCTTCGCGGCTATCTGCGTGGCCGTTATTGTCCGAGGCACGTTATATCTCCTCCAAGCTAAACATCACCTTGAACCGCCCGTTATCCACCGGCTCCCACGTTACTTGATCCTCTTGCAGCCGCACGGTGTAGGTAACTGCCGTGGATTGCGATTCGTCGTCCCACGAGAACGTGTCGCCACCGCCGCCGCAAGTATCCACGAACGCTAGAAACGTGCCTAGCTCGGTTTGATCCAGGCCGGCCCAACCACACTGAAACGTCATGCGGTCCCTGGTAAACCTCGACCGGGAGCCCACATAGCCCGCTTCAAACGGGGTGCGGACGGTGCTATAAAGTTTTTGACTGCTATATCCGACACTGAAACTTATCGTTGGTAGTGTTGCGGGCCAGGTCGCCAAGGTTCTATCCTCCCTGCATTAACGCTCTATAACTAGGGTCTGTCTGTACTGCGCGGATCGTGATGTTCTTTATGGTTTGGGAAAAGTTCTCCATCGAGAATTCTTCCGTGGCCTCTATCTGTATCGGGGTTTTGTTAATGATGTTGATAGTGGTCTGGTGCCCGCCCAGGCCGCTCGGCATTACCGGGCCGCCGCCGGCATATCCTACAATACCACCGGAGTGGTATTGGTCGGGCCGAAGTACCAACTCTCCCCTGGTGAGAATGGCGGGAACCTCGTTCGACTTCAGACCCAGACCGACCGCGCCGCCTTCGGACCACATGCCTGCCGTATGCTCCGTCAACCCTAGCTGCCGAGCCCATTCCTCCGCATCGCGCGGATTTCCCGGTGGGGTTCTTCTCGGAACGATAGGAGCCCAATCTTCAATCTGATCTAACGGATTAAACTGCTCAAACCCATGCTTCTGCGTATAGTCTCCCCATGTATCCCAAGACGGATCATTCGGCGAAACCTTCTCCCCGGTGTAATTCAGGATGCTCGTCGGTAGCCAGTTGGCAGGATTGCCTACAGAATCTTCAGGGTGTCCTGTATCTACCCATCCGGGCCGTTGGCCTAACATGTCCAACCCTTCCGGCGAGATATAATCGAACGCTGAGTTTATCGTTAAATCATTATATGCTCGTGTGTAAGCCTGCTCTAACAGGCCAACATAATCTTCTACGATACCCTTGTCCGTTTCACCTATCATGTCTCCCATTAACGTCATTAACTCCAATAAGTATGAAATACTATGGAAATCCTTGAACGGAGCCAGATCTAATCCATATTTTTTGAACTCTGCGTACTCACGCTCGAACAGTTCCGGGCTTATATCGTATTTCATATCTTGCCGCTCGGGCCCAAGTTCCCCACGAGTACCTAAGTTGAAATACATCGCACTCAAAGTTTCGGCCATTAAGTCAGTGCCATTCAACCCAGTCCCCGTGCCGCCAGTCAACAAATCGTTTATGGACTTTGCTTTGGCCTGGCTTTCTTTAAAATCCAAGGCAGGATCAAAACTGCCCTGTATCAATTCAGCTATGGGCACAATATCGGCTATTTTGTCCATCTTCATCCCGGTCATAATAGACAGAGCAAGCAATGGGTCTGCCCACCCACCATAGTCCTGGTACATGCTCGGGTCGTAACTCATATCCTTACGAGTCTCGAAGCCGTATTGTGCGAACAGTTTCTCGACAGATTTCGGCAGCCTTGGCATTCGCCACCTGTTCAAGTCCGGTGTTGCGGGAGGCCGCACCAGAGTTGCCGCCCACGGCCTATAACCAAACCGCTCTTGTATTCCACTAGTGTCCGGGTCCAGATATTGGCTGAAAGTCTCATCTCCCCAAGACAAAAAGTCTTTAGGGATCTCACCCGGCCCGAGTGGGTTTTCCGGCCAATCCGGTCCAGGTAGTTGCGGCTCCATTGGCCTTAAGTTCCATTCCTTCAGCAGTTGTCCAACATACTGTAACAGGGCTGGCGGCACAGAGCCTAAAAACTTTATCCAAGCGTCTCGCGTAAGCTCGCTAAAATCGAAGTTGCCAAAGACATCACCTAAATCACCGAACACGAGATCGAGAATGTCGCCAAACTCGCCAAAGTCGAGGATGTCACCCAACACATCGGTCGGAGTGGTGGCCGGAGGGGGTGACATTGGTGGTGGTGGTGGTTCTGGGGGAGATGGTGGATGAAGTCTCCTCCAAGTATCAAGGAGATTTGGCGCAAGGCCCGACTTGGGGGCTTTACCGCCCATCGCAAAACCCTGAACCGCACCGCCGGCGTGCATCTGGTTCAGGCCGTCCCAGAACTCTATGGGCATTTGCTTAACGGCGTCCCGCCTGACGACGAACTCCCCGGCCTGTAGCATCGCGGGGATGTCGTCTACCGCTCCGCCTCTAGCAAAGCCGGTGACGGCCCCGCCTGTGTGTATGTTGGGCAATCCGTATGTGGTCGTACCGGTACCACCGCTGGCGCCACTGCCAACGCTACCCAATATGCTCGTGAATAGGCTCGTAAACAGCTGCTGGGTTGACAGCCTCGCAAGGTCTGAAAGCATCGAACTAATCATCTGGGCGAATGATTCCCCGATGTTCTCAAAGTCGAGCATTGCACTGCTGGCGAAATTCGCAAACGAACTGCTGATCGTATCGCTGGCACCATCGGCCAACGTCTGAAGGTCACGCATGGCTAGTTCGCCCGCTGTCTCCATATCCTCGTAGGCGGCCATCTGCTCGCTGGCTAACTCGCTGAGCATCAGGGAATAGGCATCGTAATATATCTGTGCGGGCTTACCGGCAGCCTCGGCAGCTACAACGGCGTTCTCTAGCCACTCTTGCAGTTTTTGTTTCTTCAGTTCGTATGTGCCGAGGGTTAGTTCCGTGATCTTCTCGGCGGCTTCCTTCTCACTGTTGACGATGCGCTTCAACAGTGCTTCGTATTCTCTGGCGGCTTTTTTGGCTGCCGCTTCGGTATCCCCCGTGCCAGCGTCTGGGAAATCGCCAGCAGGTGTGATGCGTATGAACTCCCCCTCTCCTCGTCGCTGTCGAGCCGCTGCGCCCCTTGGCCCATACCTGGCGGCATCGACACCACGGGGTCCATACGTTGGCTGGTCCCGCAATATCAACCCACGCTGCTTGTCAAGCTCCTCCATTTGTTCCCATACATACTTAAACCCTTCCTCCACCTCTTCCAGAAACGATGTAATACCATCGGTAGCCGCAGTCAGTGCAGGTAAAAACATCGTCCCGGCTTGTGTGCCGAAGGCAGTCATGGATGCGTTAAACTTATCCAGAGCAAACGCCGACGACTCGGCGGCGACGGTAAACGCATCTTGAGCCAGCCCTGTATTATCTAGTTGATTAGCAAGGAATTTGGAGGCAACCTCCATGTTGTTCATAATACTGGTGGCACCAGTAAGTGCCCTCGTTTCGGCGAAGATCTTTGCCGCTTGCTCTGGTAACATGCCGGTCAACTTCTTCATGGACCCTATTAGGCCCTCAGCGGCCAGCGTATCGGCATTTAATTCCAGGCCGAAATTTTTTGCCTCCTTTACCGCATCGGCTTGTGGTTTTAAGAATGTGAGTATTGTTGCCTTAAGGGCGGTGACGGCTTCGTCCGTGTTTAGACCAGCCGCCGTAAGCGTTGCCAACACGGCCCCAACTTCTTCAAAGGACACTTTTGCGGTTGCCGCGATAGAGACAACCTTACCCATAGCCGGGCCTAATTCTTCAAATGTTGTTTTCCCGTATTTAATCGTACCGAACAGGGTGTCCGAAATGTTGCTGGCCTCTTTAGCCTCCATACCGTATGCGTTCATAATGGTGGTGATCGCATCAGCAGCCACGGCGGTATCTGTCAGGCCAGCCTTTGCCGCAATAACCGACTGCTCCAGTACGCCCATTGCCTGGTCTGCCGACACACTGGCAGAAATGATGTCATACAAACCCTTGGTTAAGGCAGCCGTACCCTCTCCATAGGCTCTCGACATTTTCAAAACGTCACGCTCAAAGCCCTTCATGGCGGGCCGTAGGTTTCTGTCTAACAGCGACTCGACACTTTTCAGGCTTTTTTCGTATGCTATAGAGTCCGTTATCATGGACCTGAACATACGGACCGCCCCATACGCGGCACCAAGTTTCAGCATGGTGCTTTGAATATTAGTAAATGCCTTACTGATCGGGGCCAGCGACTTATTAACGTCCCGGCCCATCTTGTCGAACTTGCGGTGGACCTGTTGAACGTCCCGGTCAATCTTGGCAACGTTCATCGCTACATCAACGAGCAGACTTCCTACTTTTTTCGCCACTATCGTACCCCGCCAGTGCTGCCTTAAACTTGTTACTTAGTGCCGTTGGACTAGGCTTCTTCTTCGCCTCTCGCTCTTTGTTCTCTATACTAAAAAAGGCCATCCACTCCGCAAGTTCCCGGCTGTCGGCCTCTTTTAGTAAGCGACTTGCTGTCATCCCCAACTCCCGAGCCAGCCGAAACACAAACATTCTCTCGGGGTTGGCACTCATTCCCCCTGGATGTCTTCTACACCTCGCTGCGACATACCGTTAAGCTCCACTGCCGCCTCGAATACTCGGTTTAACGCAGTGGCCGACTTGTTGCCCAGGGCCTTCACGTCTTCCCCGGCGAACAGTTGCTTGCCCTTTTCATCGACAGCACAAGCAACTATGAACCTCTCCATGAAGTCGTCCATCGCGCCCTTCGTACCGCCGGAATGGAACTTCTGCCGATCCCTGGCCGTGATGGTTTGCAGCCGGATCACACCGCCCCACTCAGGT